GCAGAAATACGGCACCTGTCCGTCTTTCGTCTTGCTGAAGCGGATGGAAAAGGCATAGCCGCAGTGAGCGCATTTTACCAAGCCTGTCAGCCACGAGTGCTTGCCCTTATATGTATTTTTGATTTGCCTATTGCGGGACAGCTTTTGCTGACAAAAGAGGAAGGCTGTGCTATCCACAATGCCTTCGTGGTGTCCCATGGCAAGCAGATGATTGGAAACATCCTTATATTTTCGCTCGTTGGCATCCCGTTTGCCGACCAGAATACAGCCATGCACGCCGTCGAAATCCTCCGGTGGGTTCGCCAGAATTGCCCCCTTGGCTTTGTAGAAATTATAAACGGCGGTATCCGCGCGGACATAAGCCGGGTTTTTTAGGATAAAGGACAGCTTGGCATTATCGAAATTCACGCCGCCGGAGGAAACGGAGCCGTCCTGTATGAGCTGACGCTGCACATCCGCAAGGCTGGAATAGGGCAGGGCGTACAGCTCGAAGATACGCTGCACAACGGAAATCTGCTCATTTGGCTGACAGATGGTTGCCTTCTTTCCGTCAATCGTTGTTTTCACAAGATCGAACCCGAAGGCAGCAGGCCCACCGCCCCAGGCACCCTTTTTCACACGGGCATAGTAGTTATCCCGCACACGCTCCGCAATGGTTTCCCGTTCCAGTTGGGCGAATACCACGATGATATACAGCATGGCACGTCCCATGGGGGTAGAGGTATCGAATTTTTCCGTAGCGGAAACGAAGGAAATTTGATTCGATTCCAAAATGTTGATGAAATCCGCAAAATCCAGAATGGAACGGCTGATACGGTCTAAGCGGTAGACAACCACCTTTTCAATTCTGCCGCTTTGCACATCCGTCATCATTTCATGGAAGGCAGGGCGGTTCGTGTTCTTGCCGGAATAGCCGCTGTCCTGATAGATTTTGAAATCCTCCGAGAAAACCTCACGCTTGGCATACTCAATCTGAGATTCGATGCTGATGCTGTCCTTTTTTTCGACGGATTGCCGTGCATAAATCGCAATCATAAAAAAGACCTCCTTCTGTCTATAAAAATGTATAGCAAAGAAAGCGGTCTTATGATACAATACTGTTGCGAGGAGTGGTTGTATCATGCGACCGCTTTATGAATCCTCTTTCTCTGCGCCAACAGGGAGAGGGGATTTTTTATTTAAATTTCTTTATAGTAATCAGATAATTTTTTCAGCACCGGCAGGAAGGATGTAGCAATATCCTTTGCGATGGCAGCGGCAACGCGGTCATCATAGATATGCGAGGTGCTGTTTCTGGAGCTGAGCATTTTCAGCCAGACTGCTTCATCATCAATCATGTGGTTTTCATAGGCGGCACGCAGCACCTGCTTGGGAAAATGCAGATCATTGGAAAAGCCTTGGTCAATGAGATATTCCTTGGAGGCTTTCCATGCCAACTCAAATGTAAACTCGAACCGCTGAATCAGACCGTCACGAATGACATCGTTATCGGGATGATTGCGGTATTCTATATTTGCTTCATCCAACCGCTGGACAGCTTTCAGATAATTTTCAATCTTTTTCATAAAGCACAACACCATCCTTTTCAATATTCTTTATCAGCTCTGCATCGGTATAGGCTGTCACATGGACAAGGTCGCACTTCAGCAGGGTTGGCAGGTCATAAATATCACACCAGAAGCGTGCTTGGTTTTCCTCCGGCATGCCGTAGATAGCAAGGTCAATGTCGCTGCGCTCGTGGTTGTCTCCTCTGGCGCGAGAGCCAAAGAGAAGGATTTTTTCTGCGTTGTATTTCTCGCCCAGTGCGGCGATGAGGGAGTATAGTTTTTCCATGGAAACCTCCGGAATTTTATTTAAAGTGGTTTTTTCTTTCCTGTTGGCGCGGGAAGGGGGATTTTTTATTTTTTTACAAGTATCTTTTTACGGATGCAATGAGCTGCTCCTTGTACAGATACAGGTCATTTAAGCTTTCGATATAATATCTGGTGAAGTTTTTGTTTTCATCAGGAATGTATAGCTGACTTCTTTTTGTGTCGAAATTCAAACGGCAGATAGGCTTTCTATTGTTATCCTTATAAAGGATGCCGAAATAGCTTTCTGTGTCCCTATGAACCACGTCATTTACGTCTACGGTCCCTGCTAAGATACCGCGAATAATATAAAAGGATTCGATTTCTTCCTGCGTGGTTACTATTTTGGACTTTGGTTCTTCCGGCTCAGGCGCTGCAGCTTCTGCATTATTCTCCGAATCGGATTCTTTTAGATTTAATGCAGAGGATATTTTCTGATTAACCAAATCATTGATAAACCCTGTGAGTGATTTTTTAACGATGGGGCGAAATTTATCAATTACCTTCTGTGTTTTTGCACCCTCGTATGTATTTGTAAGGATAAACCGAATGAAATCATCAGAGGGATTATCCAATTCATTTGCCAAGACACCCTTCATTAAGCTGGTATATTTTAATTCGGATGCAGTGCTAAAAATATTATCGCTGTCAAAATTGGCTTTGATGAACTTTTTCAGCTCGGCAAGCTGATAGTCCTTAATATCGAAAAGGTTGATTTCCAGAAATGGGGATAAATCCATTTTATTGGATTCTTCCAAATCGGTATAGAATCTATAAACAATCCCATTTGTAAGGATACCAAACTTGGCAGATGAGGCACCGAAATAGCGGAATAGCTGAGAACCGTGTTTGTCTAGTGTTTCTCCGCACCATTTACATTCCACAAGGATAATCGGCTCGTCATTTTCTAAAATGGCATAATCAACCTTTTCTCCTTTTTTGATGCCGACATCAGCAGTAAATTCAGGACAGAATTCACTGGGATTGAAAACGTCATACCCAAGGAGCTGAAAGAATGGGATAATCATAGACATTTTAGTAGCCTCTTCGGTTTGGATACTTGAATGAATTTGCTCCACTCTTGCGGCAAATTGTTTGATTTGGTCATTGAATTCTGTTGGCATAGTTACCCCTCCTTAATTTGACAATGTTTTCGTATTGTGATATTTTTTGTATAGAAAGCTACTGAACAGTGACTTTCTTTTCCCCTTGTGATATGGCAGTATCACAGGGGGAGTTTTTTATTTATCGCACTGTACTTAAAAATGCGACAGCTTTCCCAATGACACGAACTTGATTCATTTCCTCACCATAGTATTGCTTGTCTGCATACATCGGATTTTCAGCGGAAAGGCGAATTTTATCATTCTCACGAAAAAAGCGTTTCAGCGTTGCCTCCGATTCACTCTCTACACCATCAATCAGAACGGCAGCAATTTCTCCATTTTCCACAGAGTTTTGCTTTCTGATATAAACAATATCCCCATCAAAAATGCGGGCGTTTATCATACTGTCCCCTTTGCAGCGAAGGGCAAAATCGGCATGAACGTCGGTATCCATATCAACATATTCAGCAACATTTTCCGTAGCCAGAATCGGTTCTCCGCAGGCAATCGTGCCGAGCAGAGGGATTTTTCTGGTTTTGGGTAGGGGGAGGATATTGGATGGAGTATCATCGCCTTCTTCATCTCCCATGAGTTTCATTGTGGTTGTTTGAAGAGCCTTTGCAATCGCCGAGATTTTTGATTGTGTTAAATCTACTTTTCCCTGTTCGATTTTTGTTATCATAGAACGGTCATAACCGACCAGCTCTGCAAGCCGAACCTTTGTCATTCCTAACTCTTCTCTTCTGGTTTTTATATTTTCATAAAGTGTCAACATATTTTCACACTCCTTTTTCTGTAATATAGCATAGATGTGAAAATAATTCAACATTTTTTTGAAAAAAGGTTGACACAAATTCAACTGAATGATATGCTAAGAATGTGAATTTAATTCAACAACGAGAGGGGTGAGAGAATGACAAATACTGAATTGTTCCGAAATAAGGTTGAAGAAATTGGCGTTA